GCGATTGCGCTTGGTGTTCTGGCCGGTGCTCTTATCCTTATGTCTCTGGTTCCAGCCCCAAAGCTATTCATCACTCTTGCGGCGATGAAAGTACTGTTTAGTATGCTCCAGAACATGATAGAGAGTGTGGCCGCACTTGGTGTGTATCGAAAGAACATGCCATATATTATGGCTATGATGGTCACCCTTGGCGTTACGTTGCTTCTTATGGCTACTGCCGTTAAGATCCTTTCTACTATGGATATTAAGGGTGCTATTGTAGGTGTGGTCGCTCTTGATACAATTATCAGTAGCGTCGCTGGATTCATGAAAGAGATCTCTAAGGTTACCGATGCTCCGAAGGCTGCGGCCATCCTGTTGTCACTTGCTGTATCTTGCGTTATCCTCTCTCTTGCAGTATACACGCTTGGATCTATGAATACCGGTAAGGCTATCCAGGGGGTCGTAACCCTCGCTGCGGTTGTGGCAATTCTGTCTGGGTTCATGATGGTCGTTAGTAAGGATCCCTTCATGGGTAAGGGCGCTGCAATTCTTCTATCGCTGGCTGTCTCTTGTAACATCCTTGTGGCGGCTATCTGGATGCTCGGAACAATGGACACCGGTAAGCTCCTCCAGGGAGTTATTGCTCTTGGCGTGGTTATCGCGGAGCTATCTATAGCTATGGCCATTGCTGGGCGAGCCAATGCTCGAGGTGCCGCCGCAATCATAGCTATGTCAGCGGCAGTTATTGTCTTGACTGGTGCGGTGGCTATCCTCGGCAACATGGATATCATGACGCTAGCCAAGGGTCTTATCGCTCTTGCGGCTGGTCTGGCGATTCTGGCCATCTCAATGGCGGCAGCAGATGCCTTCAAGGAAGGTGGAATTGCTCTAGGGATCGCCTCTATCGCATTCCTCGCTCTGGCCTCTGCTATGAAGACCCTGTCCACGATCACCTGGAGCCAGCTCGCTATCGGGCTTATTGCTCTTGCTGGTGGTATGCTGATCCTGGTTGCTGCGGCAGCTGGTGCACAGTACTTCGCGGTAGGTATGATCATCCTTACTGCTGCACTACTTGCACTAGGACTAGCCTTACTCCCAATCTCAATTGGTATGGCTGCCTTTGCGGCAGTACTGGGTATCTGTGCTACGACTGGTGCAGCGGCATTCCTAGTCTTGACCGAGGGATTGAAGCAACTTGCAGCGATTCTACCCCAGGTAGCGATTGATGTGGCCACAGCTATTGCCAACTTCATCATCACACTAGGAGCAAAGGCCCCTGAGCTGGCGGTGGCCATGGCAGCATTGCTTGGAGCGATCATCTATGCCATTAATGCCAACATCCCTGGCATTGTCGCAACGTTGTTCATCCTGATCCAGGCGATGCTCACCGAGCTGGCTAACCACGCCTATGAGTTCGGCGAAAAGGGTGCCACGATCCTGGCTAACTTCCTGAATGGAATCGCGGACAACATCGGTAAGGTGATTGATGCCGCTACGAATGTTATCCTTAATTTCCTTGACGGAATTGCTAGGAATGGTCCCAAGATTATCGACAAGGGTATGTGGACGGTCCTCAAGCTACTTGAAGGTGTTCGCGATGCTATTAACAAGTACGCTCCTCGTTTCAACAAGGTTGGTCGAGAGATTGCTTGGGCTATTGTCGACGGTATGACCAACGGTCTCGCATCCAAGGCCTGGAGCTTCGGTGAGTCTATGCTGAACGTAGCCAAGAAGGGCTATAACAAGGTCAAGAGCTACTTCAAGATCCACTCTCCTTCTCGACTGATGATGGAACTTGGAGGATATGTCGGTGAGGGTCTTGCTATAGGTATCGAGGATACTGGTGATCGTGTTGCTGATGCCGGCGGTAGTATGGCTGGCGCAGCTTACGACGCTATGTCAAAGGCGCTCGACGGAGTAAATGAACTCATCGAGGACGACCCATCCTTCAAGCCGGAAATCAAGCCTATTCTGGACCTCACCGAGATGCAGAAGCAGGCTAAGGGCATCAACAACTTCATGCCCGCCATCGGAGTCACAGCTCAGGCAGCTAATGCTGCTCGACCTCCTGCTCCGATCGCAGTTGACAATTCTGACAAGAATAGTCAAAATGGTGTTACAAACATCACCTTCAACCAGACCAACAACTCGCCTGAGGCGCTGGATGCGGCTACTATCTACCGCAACACCAACACTCAGCTTGCAATGGCAAAGGACAAGTTGACACTATGATCTCAGAGATCTCGTCCACGACAAAGTCGGGGGATCGTCTAACCATCGACATCACGAACCCCTACGAGTCGGGGGTCGCGGTCAAGGAGATTACTGGTCTGGGGCCAGTAAAGGCGGACATCAGCACTGATGGATTCGCCCTGCTGGACGGAGCGTTCCTTAAGGGGATCAGGGTTGGTACTCGTACTGTGGTACTTACTCTGATCCCCTGGGGGACCGACATTCAGGAACTCCGACTCAAGTGTTACTCCTACTTCGGAGTCGGGGAGACCATTACTCTCGGTGTGACAACCGACTGGCTTAACGTGCACTCCGACTTCATTGTCGAGTCCGTCGAGCCAAACATCTTCTCTGAGCGGCAGGAGATCCAGGTCTCCCTTCTTGGGCTGGACCCATATTGGAAGTCCTCCGCTACTCAGATCCAGAAGGTTGTGGGCTTCAATGACAACACACCCACCTTCGAGTTCCCGTTCTTCTCACAGGACAACCACAAGCTCAAGTTCGGTGACATGACCAACTCCTCGGGTAAGGATATCCGATACCTTGGTGACTACCCGGCTGGTGTTACTATTACTGTTGAGTTCCTCGGGACGGTTAGCAACCTGATCCTGAGCAACACGACATTCAACGAGACAATGTCTATCTCTCGAGCTGGAAACTTCTATGCTGGAGAGAGTATTGTTGTCGATACTCGCCCGGGAAAGAAGTCAATCACCCACCAGGCTCGAGGTAGGAAGTCATACATCACTGGCGTTCTGGCGCCAGGTAGTACCTGGATTCAGATGCATCCGGGAATCAACACGATCGCCCTTCAGTATGCTGGAGGCGTTGACGATGTGAACGTCTCTATGGAATACGATACACTTTATAGGGGGATCTAATGCAGCTGTTCTTCGCGTTCCTTCATAACTACAATTCTTGGATTGAGGTTCCGAATAACTTCTACTCCCTCAACTGGACTGAGCGGGCATATGACTACGGCCAGTTCGAGCTCCAGCTCTACTCGGATCAACCCGGGTACGAGTACAGTCTTGGGAACCTGTTTATTCGAGATGACACATCTACCGCCATGGTCATCGAGACGGCTACGGTGAAGCAGGAGGATGACGGTGTCTACCTCCACAAGTATACCGGGCGCTCTCTCGAGTCGATGTTTGAGTGGAGAGTCCTACCTCACAGGCAGTGGATTGAGCCCGACAAGAATGGCCAGTTCAATGCTCAGATGACTGCTGAAAACTTGGCCCACGCGCATCTTGGGAAGGATGCAGAAGCTGCTCGTAGGATCGATAACTTCAACTTCCACCGAGAAACTCGAGTATCCCAGATGGCCTATGTCAACGATACTGGACAGAAGATTCAGGATGGGAAGTGGATCATCTATGACCGAGCACCTATCGCTGATATGTTCAAGAATGTCTTATCGGCGTGTAAGCCGAATGGATATTCTCTATTCTACAAGATCAAACTCGAGAACCAGGGTATTCACTGTTACGTAACTGCCCCGCATCTCATCAATACGATCACACTCGCTCAGGAGAACGACAACTTCTCCGACTTCGAGTCGGTGGATTCTATTGTCGATAAGAAGAGTACGATCTATGAGGTCTGGGACTCCGGAGATGTGGATCTGAAGTGGATTGCCGATGGTAGCACGCACACTCGGGCGCACACACTGCGATCTGAGAATCCAATTACTCGACGAGAAGTCTTGTGGGATAATACTCAGGTCCACAAGCCCTACTCGATCAAGGACTGGAAAGCGCTTACCGATCTTCAGCGGAAGCATATCACATCTCTGAGCGAGGTGTGGTATCCCTTCTGGGTTCTGGACGCTATGTTCCCGAAGTATACCCCACTCAAGATGATCTCGGGCAAGATCAATAGCTTCTCCAACGTCGAGTACCGTACTGGGTTCGATGTCGGAGATATCTTTTACTACGTCCCCTCGGGCAGCAACGCAGAGCCAATTGAGTGCCAGCTGACTGAGATGACTGAGTCTTGGTCCAGTAGTGGGTTCTCTCGGGTTCCCACTATCTCAATGTCGTCTCGTACCAAGTGGAATGGTGACGGCTTCCGTATTGACTTCACTCGCGGTGGCCCCGGAGAGGTCATTGCTCCTCGAGAAAGGGATTAATGCATGGCCATTTCTAGTGGTTTCTATAACTCGGTAAATGGTGACCGGACATACGATGCGGACCAGTTCGGATCGCTCTTCGACGGCATCATCGCACCGGGCGTCTTCCCGAACGTGGGGGACAAGTTCCGTGTTCGACCCACCAACAACGGTATGTCTGTATATGTGGGTGCTGGCAAGGCGTGGCTGAATAACCGATGGGTTGAGAACTCAGGCGATGAGACGGTCGCTATTACCGGTTCTCACGCAACCCTGGACCGAATCGACCTTGTGTGTATCGAGGTTGACCGATCCAAGGCTGTCCGTGGCGCCAAGATTAAGGTGGTCCAGGGTACCCCCGCAGTTACTCCTCTGATCCCGAATGTTGGGGACAGCGGTGACCGACAGACATTCGCTCTGGCCCAGATCAAGGTCATCAAGAACTCTCGACAGATTGTCGCCGAGAACATCATCAACCTTGTGGGTAGCGCTCGTACCCCCTATGTTCGTGGTCCTCTTGAGACCATTAACCTGGACTCTCTCCAGGCCAAGCTCCAAGGTGAGTTCAATACATGGTTCGACTCGGTTCGGGATGCACTGGCTAACGCTGGGGGTAACACCTCTACGGACGTCGCCAACCTCAAGGTGAGTGACAAGAACCAGAACGATAGGATTCAGGCGGTCGAAGGTCGAGTCGCTGGTACCGAGCTAAAGATCACCCAGATCAATGAGAAGTTCACTAACTCTGGATCTGTCTATGGGATGCTGAATGAGTCTAATGCTGGCGTCCACAACTCGATCTACCGAGGCGCTTCCCTGGGCAACTCGGTGACACCGTACCTACAGGCGATTCGAAGCGGATCATTCTCTGGAATGTATCTCGGTGACTACTGGACCTACTCTGGTGTTACTTGGCGAATCGTAGCGTTCAACTACTTCATGAATATCGGTGAGCCACCCTTCCGTCAGAACCATATTGTGGTTGCCCCAGACCGATCTCTGTTCCGAGAGGCTTGGTCTACTACTATCCCGGACCAGCGCTCGTATGTGGACTCAACTCTTAACCAGTCCACTATTACCCAGGCCAGTCGTATGGCTGAGTCTCTGTTCGGACGGTCTAACATGGTCGGCGTCTGGACTCGAGTCGCTACTGGTTACGATGGTAACGGCGCAGTCAGGGACTGGCGCTGGTACAACCCGCACATCAATATCATGGATGAGGCCATGCTCTGGGGGACGTCGATCTTCAACGATCCCCTCGCCAAGGGCATGCACCACAACCAGTTCCCTGCCTTTAGGCTCAACCCCGCCCTTGTTAACATTGAGGAGGAGTACTGGCTTCGTGAGCGCGCCTCGGCTCAGACTGCGGTCTACATGAAGTCTACGGGTCAGTTCTCCCATGCCCCGATTAACTATTCCCTCGGGGTCCGTCCTTATCTAGCGATCGGTTAACATGCAGCACTTCGGATTCAACCCACTGCTTGATATCGTTCTTGCGATATTCTTGTCAGTACTGGGATCTTCCGGGATGTGGGCTTGGATCATGAAGCGCAGTGAGCGGAAGTCCGCCACTTCAAGGCTTCTGCTCGGAATGGCCCATGACCGGATTGTATATGTCGGGAAGACCTATCTTCATCGAGGATTTCTAACCCTCGACGAGTATGAGGACTTCATGAAGTATCTTGTAGAGCCCTATTCCGAGTTCGGGGGGAATGGGCTTGCCGAGAAGATCGTGAATGAGGTCAAGAATCTTCCCGTAGTCCCCACCCCTAGACCCCCGGCAAAGAGGAAAACCAATGGCTAAGCATCTCCAGGAGAGCAAGTTGAACAACAAGTCCTACGACGTCCTCAAGTGGGTTGCGCTGGTCGCCCTTCCGGCTACCTCTGCGCTATACCTCACTCTGGCGGCTCTGTGGCACCTTCCTCACCCGACTGAGGTTGCTGGGACGATTGCCGCGATTGACACCTTCCTGGGTGTTCTTCTCGGCGTGAGCTCCACCAAGTACCAGGGTACTCAGCCCTCTGGCGCCCTCCACGTGTCTGAGGACCAGGGGATCCACGCCACCTTCGACCAGGGTGTCGCCGAGATGCTCCGGAATGGGAAGGTGACGCTGGACGTCAAGCAGGTCTAAGCGAGAAAAACCTGTGGTATAATGAACCCCTAGAAAGGAGCCACACCCATGAAGAACCCTGACCCCATTCAGCAGACAATTGAAGCTGCTCTGAAGGAGGCCGAGCTTCACGATCCCTCTAGTGAGGACTACACCACAATTGCTCGAAATGTCGAGACTCTTGCAAAAGCCAAAGCCCTTGGCGAGAGCAAGAAGCTCAGCAAAGACGCGATTCTCGGTGCAGCCACCTCTCTGGCCGGTATCGTAGCCGTCCTCCAGTACGAGCGACTTGCAGTCGTCAGCTCGAAGGCGTTCGGTTTGATCATGAAGGTTAAACCCTTCTGAGATTCGTCAGGCCCCCTGTGCTATACGCATGGGGGGCTTGGCTTATCTTTTTTTTTTCGCGTAAAAAACGGGCTCTATATTGAAACCCGTCATAGAAAGGACACTCTCATGAACCTCTCTCCCGCCGCTGCACAGGCCGCCCTCGACTACGCCGAGGAGCTTGCTGCTACTGGACTGAGCTCTGAGCAGTACGACCACTACTACCTCTGACACAGTTCTAGATCCCGCCATGGGATCTAGGCTTTATATTTTTACCTAATCACACCAGTCACAGGAGTCGCAGAAATAACACACAGTATATTGAAGACCCTTAGAAAGGAACCACAATGACCACCCTCCTCGCTCTTGTCATCGCCCCCTTCGTCGTCATCGGCACCCTGCTGATTGTCGCCGAGATGGTTGGCAAGAAGAAGACCTGGAACTTCTGATCCTACCACCTTCCAGCCAAAGATCCCGCCATGGGATCTAGGCTTATCTTTTTTTTCGCAGGATAAACTCGTGCTATATTGAAGATCCTACGAAAGGAAAGACTATGCTCTACATCGCCCTTTGCCTCGTCACCATCCTCAGCATCTTCTTCGCTGTTGCTCACGAAGAGCAGAAGTACGCCGCCTTTAATCTTAAGGCCCGCGTGCGGACGCTCGAAGTTGAGAACGCGAAGTTGCGCGCTGAGCTTATGACTGATGAGGAATGGGATACGATGGTGGAACAGGCTCTCGCCGTTTCCCGTTGATCCAAGTTTATACCCCTACATGGGGTATAGGCTTTCCGCGAGAAAAACCATGCCTTATATGAGACCCCTCTATTTGAAAGGAAACCCTCATGACTGAGACCACCGACACCACCGTTGAGACCAACGAGAAGATCGTCGAGTTCAAGTTCAACAAGGACGCTGTCCTGCCCGCTATCAAGCGCAACTCCAAGAAGTTGATTGCTGGCGCCGCTGTTTTCGCAGCCGGTACCGCTCTCACCCTCATGGCGTTCCGCTCGGTTCCGGACACGGACGAGCCCGAAGAGCTTGAGCACGACGACCTCGATGAGCTCGACGAGATCGAAGCCTCTGAAGAGACCGACTGAGACCTCATCCTATATCCCGACCTGGGATATAGGCTTTTCTAAGGAGTACATATGGAATTCGGACAGTGGCTTGGTATCTATGGACTGCTCCTGCTTATCTGGCTCGAGCTTCGCGATATTCGGAAGAAGATGAAATAGTCCGCGAGAAAAACCGGTCCTATATTGAAACCCCTCCGTTTGAAAGGACCACTCATGACCCGCATCATCGTTTCTGTCATCAAGAGCGCTGTTTTCATCCTCGGAATTGTTCTCGCCTCCTGCTTTATTGGCAGGGGTGCGAACTCCCGGATGAAGCACGTTGTTGGTGTTCAGCAGCGTTTCATCGCGCGCCGTGATCGTAAGATCAACCGCTGGTAATTCAGCACTATACCCCGACTTGGGGTATAGGCTTTTCTCGAGCTAGAAAGGAGCACACCATGTTCGAGGAACCGCCTATCTACTACATCCTCATCAGTCTCATCTTCCTGATCGTCTTCGGAGCCATCAGCTTTGCCACCTGGATGGTTTGGCTGACAGCTATCTCTTTCTTTGCCAAGCTTGTGGTGACCGCGATCGGTTTCCTGCTGGCGACTATGACAGTCATCCTCTACACGATCTCGGCGGATTGATATGCTAGTCGTACTTCTCGGTCCAAGTTGTTCAGGCAAGTCCACATTCCAGAAGGAGCTGGTTGAGAATGAGGGATACCATGCAGTCCGCACTGCAACGACCCGACCTAAGCGTATGGGAGAGGACCTATCTTCCTACTACTTCCTCAAAGATCAAAGCTTTGCTGAATGGGAAGTACGGGGTGACCTCCTTTGCGTCGAGACCTTCCGAGGCTGGCGGTATGGTGTTCCTCGAGACGAAATGGTCCGATCTGCATCCAAGACGAACCGCTGCGTCATCCTCACACCCGGAGGAGTTATGGAGCTCCTGGCAAAACACGCAGACATCGTCGTCGGAGATGCTCTGTCCGTACTCTACCTCGGTGTTGATGGAGCGACCGGAGAGGCTCGCGCATATTCACGAGGAGACGACCGACGGGAGTATCTGCGCCGAATGGCTGCCGACTCCATCGATTTCCGACACTACCCTCGGGAGAATGGTGTTTGGGAGTTTACGCCGGATTATATCCTGGATTGCATCAACAATCCGCAGAACTACAAACTGAAGCCCCGCCTCAAGCGAGTTGAAAGGAAGCACAAGTGAGCATCATCTGGTGGACCCTGTATCTTATCGGGGCGATTTCTATCGTCATCCTCTGGATCAACATCATGACCCTAATCGTCCGAGTCTTCACCTACATCTTCAAGTCAGAGTGGTGTAAGGTCAAGGTTATTCAGGGGCCGCCTGGACCTAAGGGAGAACCCGGTGAGCGTGGCCCTCGAGGATACGATGGCGAGCAGGGCCCTCGTGGGGACTTTGTTATCACGTCTGACCTCAGGCGAGAGATTGATCGAACTATCAAGCAGCAGGGCGTTCTGACTCGCAAGGACATCGAGTCTCTGATCCGTATGGAGGTTGCGGCTCACCTCAGCAAGCTCGAGATCTCTCGTACGACATTCCCGGGTCTTGGCGAAGACAAGATCAACATCCGAATGAGCAAGGAGGAAAAGTGATCAATGCGAACGGTGTTACGCAATTCTTCAAGACAAACGCTCCGGCTATTCTCACGGCCTCGGCATGCGTCGGGACCGTTGCTACGGCCGTACTCACGGCGAAGTCTACTACGCTCGCAGTTGAGAAGATTGCAGACTACTGTGAAGCCAATCTTCGCTCACCCGAGGACCTCTCTTGGAAGGAGAAGTTCGCAGTATCATATCGAGTATATATTCCCCCGGCCATCGCAGGCGTATGCACTCTGGTATCGATCATCGCGGCGAATCGTATTCAGTACTCTCGTGGAGCGGCGTTCGCACTGGCTTACACAGGTTCGGAGGCGGCGTTTAAGCGATATCGAGAAGCGGTGGCGGACGTGGTTAAGCCGAAGGACCGCGAGAAGATTAAGGCCCGCGTTGCAGAGAAATCGGTTCAAGATGCTGGCAAACCTGTGTCCGGATCCGTTCTGGTCGCTTCCTCCGGAGACGTCCTATGCTATGATGTATTCTCGGGACGATATTTCAAGTCCGACATTGAAACAATTCGTCGAGTCGAGAACAACATCAATGGACAGCTCAATCTCGAGTGTTATGCCTCTCTCAATGAGTTCTACAATGGCCTCGGGATTCCTCCCATCGCGGCCGGGGAACTGGTAGGCTGGTCCGAGCCGAACTCCCTCTCTGTCGAGTTTGGTTCTCAGCTGACGGAGAAGGGCGAGCCTGTCCTGACCGTCGACTTCCTTGTGTCTCCCAAGGAAAACTACTTCAAGATCAACTGAAAGGAAACCATCTATGTTCTCTCACATCATCCGCGTCAAGGGCATCTTCGACGACGAGCCCACCACCAAGAAGCTCTACTTCCACATGTCTCGCCGTGAGATGTTCGACTTCATCAAGCGGTACGACAATGTGACCAACTTCGAGAAGTGGCTCCAGGCTGCTATCGACAACGAGGACCTGTACACCATGATGAAGTTCTTCGATGACCTCATCGGTACCTCGTATGGTGAGCGCCAGGGAGAGCGCTTCGTCAAGTCCGAGCAGATCAAGGAGTCCTTCCTCAACTCGCCGGAGTACGAGGAGCTCTTCGACCAGCTCATGGACAACCCGTCTCTCGTTCGTGAGTTCTACAATGGTATCCTGCCTGAGAAGATCATGAAGCAGGTCCAGCAGGATCCGAAGTACAAGGAGCTCGACGACAAGCTTAAGGAGACTGAGCTCAACAACCTCTGATCCATATTTGGGGGCCCTGGAGAAATCTGGGGCCCCCACATCCTTGAAAGGGGCCACCTTGGCTAACGCACCAATCCGACCGAACCTACCATCCAATAGCAAGCTCCCTGAGCGCAAGAAGATCGAGCAGGTCACCACTGCCACTGTCACCAAGAAGAAGTCTAGCTTCGGAACGAAGGCGGTATCTGCTTTCGTTGGAGAGGATATTCACAATGTCGGCGAGTATCTACTTTACGATGTTACGATCCCTGCTATCAAGAACACACTCTCGGATCTGGTCTCTCAGGGCATCGAACGTCTCCTCTTCGGAGAGTCTTCTCCTCGAGCTCGCAGCTCATCCGGGGGGTCCCGTGTCTCATACGGATCATATTCTCGACCAGGCTCAGCACCAGGCAATCGCCGAGACGCTTCTCCTCGTACACGTCGATACCATGATTTCTCAGAAATCGAGCTCGAATCCCGAGATGAAGCTTATCTCGTTATCGACCGACTCGGAGACATCATCGAGGAGTACGGTCTTGCCACCGTCGCCGACCTCTACGATCTCTGCGGTATCACTACCGAATACACTGACGAGAACTGGGGCTGGACTTCGGCCCGGTACATGTCGGTGATCCGTAGCCGTCGAGGCTACATGCTTCAGCTCCCGAAACCCGACCACATCAATGCTCGATGAATCCTCAGCAAGTGCGGCTTGAGCTTATCGCCGCCTACCCATATTCAGACAAGTGGCGTCGCCGTGTTGAACGCATGGAAGACGACCAGGCAATCGCAATCTACCTTCGACTCAAGAAAGCAGGACGTATCAAATGAATCTCGGAATTGTTACCCGTATCGCCGGACGCGCTGGACTGGTTCTCAGCAAGCACGCCCCCACCATTCTGACTGCAGCCGGTACTGTTGGGTTTATCGGCACCACGGTTCTCGCCTCTAAGGCAACCCTCAAGGTTGAGGAGACTCTGGCCGAGGAAACCGCCCTTCTCGTCAAGGTCCACGAGGCCCACGAGGACGGAAAGCTCACCGACAAGGACGCCACTCGGGACAAGGTTATCCTCTACACCCGAATGACCACCAAGCTGGCGAAGCTTTATGCCCCCGCCCTGATTCTTGGGGCGGCCTCTATCGCATCCCTGATCACCGGTCACGGTATCATGCTGAAGCGCAACGCCTCTCTCGCTGCAGCGTACGCCGCTGTCGACCAGGCATTCAAGACCTACAAGAAGAAGGTCGAGTCCAAGTTCGGTAAGGACGCGGTGCTGGACGCCATCGCTTCTGTCGCTGACGAGGACCTCACCAAGGACGAGATGACTCTCGAGGCTATCTCTGCTGTCGACGGAGTCTCGCCCTATGGTGTTATCTTCGACGATGAGAATGTGAACTGGTCCGCTGATGAGGACCTGTCTATGCTGCACCTCAAGTGCCAGCAGCAGTACGCGAATGATATTCTTCAGACTCGTGGGCACATCTTCCTCAACGAGGTCTACAAGATGCTCGGGTTCCCGCACACCCCTGCTGGTGCAGTGACTGGCTGGGTTAAGGGTAACGGCGACGACTTCGTCGACTTCAACATCTTCGAGGGCACCTTCGAGGGTGAGGACAAGAACGGCCGCACCGTTACCAAGTGGGCGCTGGACTTCAACGTCGACGGCGTGATGTACGACAAGATCTGAGGTGACCATGCTTGACAAGATCGCATATTTCGCAGCCGGAGCTGTCACAGGCGGCCTTGGCGTATATTTCGTTCTTGCTCGCAAGTTCGAGCAGGACTTCCAGGAAGCCACAATCGAGATCAACAAGGAGCTTGCAGAAATTGCTGAAGCGAAGCACAAAGAGCGAGTGGGAGATGGCGCTGATCCAGAGGATCGCGAACCCGATCCTGAGCCGGTGGTACCGAGCGCTGCTGTGGACTACTCTCCGACTCCTGTGGAAGATTCCGACCAGGAGGAAGTAACTAAGCGTACGATGGATCGACAGCACTTCGAGGCCTACCAGATCACCGAAGAGGAGTATCGGGCTAAGGGTCATCAGGAGCATGTCGAGCTCACGTACTACATGGAGGACGATGTCTTCGCTGATAACCGGGGCGTTCCTATGCAGGATACGTCCTGGTTCGACAACATCATCAGCGGTGTGTCTGCCTCCGATTCTATCATCTATGTCCGAAGCATGAGCCGCCACGCGGACTTCGAGATCACTCTTCTCGACGACTCGTACGAGCACTCAGTTCTCGGGGTTGAGTATTACGAGGACGAGTAATGATCGAGGCGGCACCGGATAACTCATATTTCGAGTGGCTTGTCGACCGAACCGGAGACACCCGTAAGGCGGAGTGTCCTGAGGAGTCATATTTGAGCCTGCTCGAGATCATGCACCAGACGCCGTTCCGAGTCGAGATCGCGAACGACATCAACCGTGCACAGGATGGTATTGACCTTCGTAGGGCGTTCACTCGGGAGAACCCGGATGTGTCCTATGTCTGGCTTAACGAGCAGTCTTGCTCCATGCTAGAGATGTTCATCGCTTTGGCCGAGCGTATGGACATGATGCTCGAGGATGACGATACACCATATTCTCTGGAATGGTACTTCTGGGAGATGGTGAAAAACTGTGGCCTCTACGACTACACGGATGAGGCCCTGTTCAACCCCCGCCACGAGGAGGAAGTCGACTCCATCCTTGAGCGGATCAACTCACGGGACTACACCAAGATGGGACACGGATCCATGTTCCCTCTTCGTGCGATCCCGCTTCATGGCGCACGTGATATGCGGAAGGCTGAGCTCTGGGCCCAGATGAACGCCTACGCAAACGAGAACTATATGTAAGGAGCCTCATGGATTTCTACCGAATCTGCGAGCGTACCACAAAGAGTGGAAAGGTGGAAATCTACCCTGAGTTCCTCGTAGGTAGGTCGAGGGATATTCTCATTCAGGGGCGAGACTTCCAGGCAATCTGGGATGAGGAGAAGGGGCTCTGGTCTACAGACGAGTTTGACGTCGCTACGTTTGTAGACCGGTCCCTCTTCGAGCACCAGAAGAACCACAAGGGTCAGATCGAGACCGTTGTGAAAACTATGTCCAACTACAACACTGGACTATGGACCAGCTTCCAGACTTGGAAGTCCAGGCTCCCTGACAACGGGCAGGAACTTAACAGCAAGCTCATATTTGCGGACAGTACTCCTAGAAAGGAAGACTATGCCACTGCAAGGCTGCCATACTCTCTCGAGGAGGGTGAGCCGGTCGCTTGGGGATCTCTCGTTGGAACTCTATATGATGAGGATGCTCGACGAAAGCTTGAGTGGCTCATCGGCTCCATCGTGGCTGGCGACTCTAAGAGGATTCAGAAGTTTGCCGTCCTATATGGTCCCCCGGGATCGGGAAAGTCAACGATCCTCAATATTCTGGAGCTTCTATTCCAAGGCTATACAACTACATTCGATGCAGGAGCTCTTGGATCCAAGTCAGATCAGTTTGCGACCAGTACTCTCGGCAAGAGTTCGCTCGTGGCCATCGATCAAGATGGAGATCTCTCCCGGATCGAGACTAATGGTCTTCTTAACAGCGTGGTGGCCCACGAGACGATTCTGATCAATGAGAAGGGTGTGAAGCGCTACCCCAAGCGAATCAACGCGCTCCTCTTCATCGGTACTAACAAGCCAGTCAAGATCACGGACTCGAAGTCTGGTATTATTCGTCGACTGATCGATATCTCCCCTACCGGGCAAACAGTGGGGGCTGATGAATATCAGACCTTGATGACACAGATCCGCGATGAGCTTGGGAAGATCGCTAATCACTGTCTTGGGGTTTATAGGAGTCTTGGTAAGCACTACTACGACGCCTATAAGCCCCAGGACATGATGATGAAGACAAACGTACTCTACAACTTTGTTGAGGAGAACTATCTTCTCTTCAAGACTGAAGAGTACATCAGTCTCACAATGGCATACAAGCTGTATAAGGAGTACTGCAGTGAGAGTAATATCCCGTACCCGAAGACTCGATACCAGTTCCGGGAAGAACTCAAAGATTACTTTGACGAATTTCATGCACGTTTTCGGACAGGGGACGGTAGACTACGCAGCATCTATACCGGGTTCCGAGATCACCTACTGGATCCTGCCGAACTCGAGGCTTCTCCAGAGAAACCATATTCTCTCGCGCTGGATCACTCCGAGTCCCTTCTCGACGACGTTCTGGCGGACTGTCCAGCCCAAAGAGCCGGAGACCATGGGACTCCGCAGTTCCGATGGGCAAACGTTCGAACCACTCTTCGTGAGATAGACACGCATGAAGTCCACTACGTCAAAGTCCCCGAGAACCACATCGTCATCGACTTTGATATCAAGCAGGACGGTCGGAAGGACCTTAATCGAAACCTTCAGGCTGCCTCGGAATGGCCCCCTACCTACGCCGAGACCAGTCAAGGTGGTAATGGAGTTCACCTCCACTACATCTACGATGGAGACCCTACCGAACTGGCGAGGCTCTACGACGAAGACATTGAGATCAAGGTCTTCACAGGTGATTCCTCTCTAAGGAGAAAGGTCACCCACTGCAACAACATCCCGGTGGCTCATATTTCGGAGGGGCTGCCGTTTAAGGAGAAGAAAGTGATCAACAAGACCACCATGGCCAACGAGAAGAAGGTCAGGGAGCTTATTGAGCGCAACCTTCGGAAGGAGATTCATCCCTCGACAAAGCCCTCGGTCGACTTCATTGCTAAGATCCTCCGTGACGCCAAGGAACAGGGGATGGTCTATGACGTTAAGGATCTGAAGCCTCGGGTGCTGGCATTCGCCATGAACTCGACACATCAGTCCGAGGCGGCAATTAAGACTGTGATGGAGATGCCGTTCACCAATGAGGATCCCGAGGAGAAGAGCGTTGGGTTCCCCACTGGTGAGCTGGTCTTCTTCGACTGTGAGGTATTTCCGAACCTGTTCCTCGTGAACTGGAAGGTGAAGGGTAATCCTACCGTGCATCGGATGATTAACCCCACCCCCGAGGAGATCGAGGCCCTCTGCGAGATGCGGTTGATCGGCTTCAACTGCCGCAAGTACGACAACCATATTCTCTATGCTCGTACGCTTGGGTTCAACAATGCCAAGCTGTATGACTTGAGCAAGCGGATCATTGAGAACAGCGTCACGGCTGGGTTCGTCGAGGCCTACAACCTGTCCTACACCGATGTGTACGACTTCGCAGCCACTAAGATGTCTCTCAAGAAGTGGGAGATTGAGCTTGGTCTGCACCACCAGGAGCTTGGGATTCCTTGGGACGAGAACGTTCCCGAGGATCGTTGGGAGGAAGTTGCAGCTTACTGCGACAATGATGTTATCGCCACCGAGGCGGTATTCGATCACCTCCATGCGGACTGGCAGGCCCGCCTCATGCTTGCCGAACTGTCTGGTCTGACTCCTAACGACACGACCAACAAACACAGTCAGTTCATCATCTTCGGGAAGAATAGGAACCCCCAGAGTGAATTCGTTTACACCGATCTCAGTGAGCAATTCCCTGGCTATCAGTACTCTTTCGGCAAGTCTACCTATCGTGGGGAGGAGGTCGGTGAGGGCGGATACGTCTACGCCGAGCCAGGAATCTACGTCGACGTCGCCCTTCTCGACGTTGCGAGCATGCATCCCACTTCAATCGAGTGTCTCAACCTCTTCGGAGACCGATACACTCAGCGTTTCAGCGAGATCAAGCAAGCCCGAGTCGCCATCAAGCACCACGACGACCAGCTAGCCGGGTCTCTTCTGGATGGAGCCCTTAAGCCATTCCTCGAGGAGGGGGTCGACTATGAGGCACTGGCCTTCGCTCTCAAGATCGTAATCAACTCGGTGTACGGTCTCACTGCGGCAAAGTTCCCCAACGCCTTCAAGGACCCCCGCAATGTGGACAACATTGTCGCCAAGCGTGGCGCTCTGTTCATGGTGGATCTGAAGCACTTCGTCCAGGAGCAGGGTTTCGACGTTGCGCACATCAAGACCGACTCGATCAAGATCCCGAGGGCCACTCCCGAGATTATCGAGAAGGTCATGGAGTTCGGCAAGAAGTACGGCTACACCTTCGAGCACGAGGCTACTTACGACCGTATGTGTCTCGTGAACAAGGCCGTATATGTCGACTACGAGGATGGGAAGTGGAGTGCTACCGGCGCCCAGTTCCAGCACCCCTACGTCTTTAAGGAGCTCTTCTCGAAGGAGGATCTGGATATTCGAGACGTGGCGGAGACTAAGAGCGTCACAACTGCTCTGTACCTCAACAACGGAACAGAAGAGAAGCCAGAGATGGAGTTCGTCGGTAAGACCGGCGCCTTCGTCCCCGTGAACCGTGGAGGCGGGATCCTTCTCCGCGAGAAAGATGGTAACTACCATGCCGCATCAGGCAGTACCGGTCACAGGTGGGTACAGTTCGAGTCCTTCAAGGAAGCCCACGCCGACGACTGGAAGGAGTGGGTCGACTGGAGTTACTTCGAGGGTCTTGCTGACGATGCAAAGGCTGCGATCGGAGACTTCGGCGACTTCGAGGCCTTCACCCTTGGAGCTTGAGCCGTATATTTGGAACGGAGACAATGATGGCTGAGTACGAGAACCAGTGGGGTCCGTACAAAGAGCACTCGATCGAGAAGGATCGAGACCCGGTTCTTGACGATCCGATCATCTATGGGGTCAACGTCAAGCACTTCACGGTGACTGTATATTCTCAGGACGGGCGAGTCAATAAGTATTGGAATGCCCGCATCCTCAAGGATGATCTAGGGTACTGTCGAATCGCCTGTCCTCGGGATGGGAAGATTCTGTGCTTCAACTGGGTACACTGGACTGCTTACATGTTTACCCATGACGGCCTGAACGAGCTGGTCTTTATGCCTGGCTCGAGCAGGAAAACCATTTCTCGGCTTTACTATGAGGAGGTGAAGTGATATGTGTGGACGATGGATGTGGATGTGGTCTCGCTGGCACGGTTGGACTCGGATTCACGTACAGGACGCTAACTGCTTCAGGTACAACTACACCTGATGTGTAAAATCCCCCGGGTCTGTAAAAGGGCCCGGGGGTCCGCGTCAGAAACTAAGGGTAATATGAGACCCCTCTACTCGAAAGGAATACTCATGCTGCCCGTTGCCAAGATTATCATCTCCGGACTCTCCTCCATTGGAGCTGGTATGATTGCAAGCAAGCTCACCAAGCCCCTGGTTTCGAACGCAAATGGAATCGCTAAGATTCTGCTTTGGTTCGGATCGGTAGGCACTGGTGTTGCTGCTAGTGCAATCGTTGCCCGCGAAGTGGAGCTGCAGTTCGATGCGACCGTCAAGGCCGTACAGGAAGCTCGAGACCACGTCGAGATCGAAGACTAATCTCGCTTATACCCCATTAACTTGGGGTATAGGCTTTTCTGAAAGGAGCACACATGCCAGGAAAGATCGTCCCCCACGAGACACACCTTCGAATCGATACTGAGTTCATCGAGCTCAAGGACTGCTTTGAGGCATTCCGTCGAGGTGTTGAGTACAAAGACAAGAATGACATTGACGAGATCCTTGTCATCTGTAACGCCCCCGACATCATTGAGTACCAGCTCAAGAACGGGGACAGCTTCATCGTCACCTACGATCCGATTCACCGGATTATCGTGATGAGGGTGTTCCTCCACGACGAGGACATCACCATCAAGCCCATCTATATTTACAACAACCGTGAGTACCAGATCGCCTGTGAGTTCCTCAGGCAGATCATGCACGACAAGATTGATCTTAAGGACGAGTGGATCGCATGAGTAAGAAGAACCCCAGCGTCATTGATTACTTCGACCTCAATGGTGACTTGAACGAGGAGGCTTACGAGTTCGAAGACGTCAAGCTTGAAGAGTATATCGACAAGCGAAGCAACGTCAAACCCTCATGGGTTGGTAAGTACAGCCACCAGATGCACTTCGATCTTCCGGATGACACGGAGGTCAGCTTCTACAAGGGGCTGAACATCGTCTATGCGGACATCAACTTTGCAGGTGGAATCCGCACCATACTGTTCAAGTGCCGACAGAAGAAGAACCTCACCCGATTCATTTCCCGAGTGCTCGAGATTGCACAGGGAGACCCCTCAAACGTCCACCCCGATTTCCGCGCCTGATTTAAGGAGTATACGATGGCACGACTTGGCAACCTGACTATCGAGAACGCCCGCATCTTCTTCAAGGACTTCTCCGCTGAGGGTCCTTACGCTGGTGGTACGAAGCGCACCTTCTGCGTTGAGATCCCCGAGGACATGGTTGAGGCCCTGGAACGAGACGGATGGAATCTGAAGACCCGGGAGTCTCGGAATGACCCGGATGCTGTCACCCACTATCTCAAGGTGGAGGTGTCCTACCGGGCCCGTCCTCCGAAGATCGTCTGTATTCCGAACCTTACTCGACGGAAGGTGTTCATCAACGAGCAGACCGTCAACTCCCTGGACTACGTCGAGATCCTGAACGTGGACCTCACTATCAACCCCTATGTCTGGGAGGTCAATGGAAACTCTGGCGTGAAGGCGTACCTCGGTACTATGTATGTCACCATTGCCGAGGACCCGCTGGATGCAAAGTACGACGACGTGGAGGAGGCCGCCTGATGCGACGCTACGGTTTCTTCAACTTCCTGTTCGACGTCTTCATGGTCTCGGTGACTGGAGGATTCTGGCTCATCTGGATCTTCATTCGGGAGATGCGGCGAGGCTGATTTTATACCCCGGGGTCTGTAAAAGGGCCCCGGGGTTCCCACTCATAGAAAGGACACACGTGGCTAGCCGACTTATCGTCAGTGCTGATGATATTCTGAAGGCGGTCAAGGAATCAGAGGCGTTCGAGAGGAAGGCCCTCTCTGAGGCTCGTAAGCGAGATCGAGCTGAGGGTAAGGAACCTCGAGAGACTCTGTATCCTAACCCGGATCTTAAGCCTGGTCGAGAGATCGTGCTCGACTACATCAAGAACCCGGAGCGTCGTCGTACGCCACGGTGTTCCGTTCACCTTGAGAAGCGGACTGCGAACAACAGCTATCGCTTCATCGTTGACGTCTCTCAGGTTCGTAACCGAGAGCTTGCAGATGAGATTGAGAAGGATCTCTTCGCATTCATGGACTACCTTCTCGACGAGTACGACATCCCACGACGCATTAGAAAGTGAGCACACAAATGGTTTCTCTCATCCAGGTCTCCGAAGGTCCAGTCGACATTCACGAGCTCCGCTCTCGCTACCTCGGTAAGCTGAAGACCGAGGAGGGTGTCATGCTCCCCACGTTCCTCTTCCGTGACCGGGAGTACTTCATCACGAATTTCACCCCCGCTCCGAATGACTCATGGCTCCTGACTCTGTCAAACGCGGAGGGGGCTATTACTCGACTGACTGTCAAGAACGGTGAGCTGATCAGTAACGGCTCGAAGCTCATGCTGGCAGACATGTATCGTCAGTACTCTCCGAAGAAGTACTACGACTACTGGATTCTCGACGGGCACAAGCCTGCTCCGTTCTTCTACGAGAACATCAAGTACGACGTCAAGTCGTTCATGACTGTACCCGGGACCGATGATCTCTACATCACGGCCGAGCGGGAGAAGGGGCGTTGGTTCACCTTCCGACTCTCAAACGACCTCAAGTCCAAGTTCACACGGCACCTCATGACGAACGCCAAGGGACACCAGACTTACGACTGGGTTCTTGAGAATGCTGAGTGGGCCGCCGACGTGCACCGCTACTTCTGAGGAGGATACATGGAGCTTAACGAATCCGGATGGTACAAGCAGCCCCGAGTCATGAAGGGTCTCCAGTTCCTTAGGCACATTACTGAGACTCGGAAGTGCGGGAACTGTATGATCGTTGATTTCGGTCGAGTGATCGATGTTATCGACTGGCGTTATCTGGAAGCGGATACAGAGAACCCAGACCCCATTTGCTTCCTGGGGAGTGAGGTAGGTGAGAATGTATTCGTATCAGACATCACCGAGTGGGAATTCGTACAATACCGACCGAACACAGCATGGAAGGCAATCCGCATGGACAAGAACAACACCGAAGGCATCAACATCTATACCTTCGAGCGGACCTACAAGGAAGAGATCCGAGTTAACCTCAAGCCGGTTCTCATCCAGTATCGGAACACGTTCTGGTACATCATGAACATCGTCCCCATGTTCGTGAAGGACGGTATGGTCTGGGATATCTTCCTCAAGGACCGGAAGTACGACTCGATGGTGAAGGTGACAGTGGATGACCGACAGACCTTCGGATACAGCGCCCTGTCAAAGACCTACTACTTCGAGGCGTCTGTTCCCGAGGTCAAACAGTACACTAAGCTCGAGGACATCAAGCAACAGCTCAAGCAGGATGGAGTGTTTGAGGTCATCGTTGCTGGTGTACCAATGAAACTCGTTCGGGTCCAGGAGGTCGCGAAGGGGGTGCTCTTCTTCGTCTTCCAGGACAAGGACAAAGAAAAGCGATACTACCACGCGAACAAGGGAACCAAGCTCCGAGTCATCACTGATGTGAAGGAAGACACCGTGGAGTACTGTCTCGACCACATCAAGGCCATGCACATTGACTGAGCGCTGGAGAAATTTACCCCACCCCTACTCAAGGTATGAGGCATCTGATCTCGGTCGGGTGCGGAATATCTCGAGTGGGCGAGTTCTTCGGATCCAGAAGTGCTCAGACGGGGCTCCCGGGTTCTCCCTGTATCGTGATGACTCAGGTAAGCAGACCATGGTTCGCTGTGGTATTGTTATCTGGCGTGCGTTCAACGGAGAGCCCGGGAGAGGGCACTATGTCATCCACTTGAATGGCGACATGGCTAACGCCCGTCTCGAGAACCTGGATCTCGTTTCGTACTCGGCGTACCGGCAGGCCTGGTATGATGAGTACAACGCTCGGATGGATGAGCTCTTTGAAGAGACCCGGTCTGAGTTCGACGACTATATCTTCGGCTCATGTACTGAGTCGGAGGCGGATAGAAAGGTTCGCTTTGGCGACTGAGCAGTGGAAGACGATCCCCGGCCTCAACGACAAGTACGAGGTATCGGATCTTGGGCGGGTTCGAAACAAGAACTCCGGTCGTTTCCTGACACCCCGGTACAAGGACGGTTGCTACATGTATCGCATGGAGAAGCCCAGCCCTCATGGTCGGGAGCGCAAGGTCTACTCTGCAGCAGTGCTCGTGTGGAGTCTGTTCGTCGACAAGATCCCGGATGGGTACTGGGTTCAGTACAAGGACGGAAACCGACGGAACCTCTCGGTTGACAACCTCTACCTGAAGTCCAACTCCGAATTCCGCAAGGAGGAGTATAAGGAGGGTCGGCTTGGATTCCAGCTCGTGAGGTCTGAGTTCGACGAGTGGATCTTCGGATCATGTCTTGAAAGGAGAACACACTAACCATGACAGTTACGTATCGCCCTGAGCAGATTCAGGCGGTGCGTCAACTGCAGAACGGCAGCATCTTGGCGGGTGGTGTTGGTTCGGGGAAGACCCTTACCAGCCTGGCGTGGTACCTCACGTCGGTTTGTAACGCCGCCTCGTTCAAGAAAGGGGGGTCCTTGGCTAAGAAGAAGGTCAAGGGCTCCCCTACGCTGTATGTCATCACAACCGCTAAGAAGCGGGACTCCCTTGAGTGGGAGGAAGAAGCTGCGCGTCTCGGTCTGAGTACAGATCCTGCATGTAGTTTCACAGGTTCATCCATTGTGGTGGACTCGTGGAACAACATCGGGAAGTACTCGGATCGGGAACACGCGGTATTCTTTTTTGATGAGCAGCGTGCTTCCGGCAGTGGGCGCTGGGTCAAGGAGTTCCTCAAGATAGTTAAAAAGAACACCTGGCTTCTGCTCTCAGCCACCCCTGGAGATGTCTGGATGGACTACCTCCCGGTATTCATGGCTCATGGATTCTTCAGGACTCGTACGGAGTTCATGGAGGATCACGTTATATTTGACCGCTTCGCAAAATACCCCAAGGTCAAACGATACATAGGGGAGGCGAAGCTGCAGCGACTTCGTCGGAGTATCCTTGTGGAGATGCCGGTGGAGCGACACACTACTCGTGAGAGGGAGACTGTCTACTGCGACTATGACCGTGACTTGTATAAGTGGGTCGTGAAGAACAGGATGGATCCCTGGACAGAGGAACCCCTAAGAGATGCAGGTGGGGTCTGCAGAATCTTGAGAAAGGTGGTCAGTGATAATGACTGGCGTTCAGAGCAAGCCAAGCGCATATTCTCAAGCAATGAGAGGGTTATCGTATTCTACAATTACAACTATGAACTCGATCGAATCCTTGCAGTTGCGGAGAGTCTTGGAGTGCCTACAGCGCAATGGAATGGACATCGGCACGATGCTATTCCAGGAGGAGACCGATGGATCTATATCTGTCAGTACACCTCGGCAGCAGAGGGATGGAACTGTACTAGTACCGATACGGTTCTCTTCTGGTCCCTCAACTATTCCTGGCGAGTGACAGAGCAGTGTGAGGGTCGGATCGACCGATTGAACACTCCATATTCTCAGTTGAAATACTACTTTCTTGAGTCTCATTCCTCGATAGATGAGGCTGTTCGGCGATCGCTGAGCTCGAAGAAGGTGTTCAACGAGAGGGCATTCGTCGGTTAGAATACGTGTGACGGTGGTCCAAGATTGGGGTTACAATACGTGTGACACCCAGTTTTGGACCACCTCTGGCCCACCTTGGCCCACTTTTTTGTGTTACTGATGTGACTAATGTGACTCGAAATGGGGGTGGACCAAAAAAAGTGGTCCAGGGTGTCACACGTATTGTTCGACTTTTCCTTGGAATTGCAACGAAATGTCAGGGTGGACCATTTTTATGAAAATATATATATTGATTGATTGATTGATTTTTTAATATATATAAGAGATAAGAGATTTTTCAAGTTTTGTGCCCACCCCCTAGTTTGATGATGTTTGATGATGTTTGATGATGTTCATCGATCGAATTTTCACATTAGTCACATCTGTAACAAAACCCCACCCATTCCAAGAACACCCCCTCTACAATACGTGTGACACCCCTTGTCGCGAACTACGCATATAATGATAAGAAGGATAGAAACAAGCCTATCCCTTCTTATAGGCTTACCCAGAGGAGCACACCATGCGTGAGTCACAATTCCAAGCGCAGCTCATCAAGAAGCTGAACAAGATGTTGCCGGGGATCATCATTCTGAAAAATGACCCCAACTACATTCAAGGTATACCCGATCTGATTCTTCTCTACAAGAATCGTTGGGCAGCCCTTGAGGTGAAGCGAGGCGCTATTGCGTCAGTCCGTCCGAACCAAGCACACTACGTTCGGACAATGCATGCCATGTCGTATGCAGCATTCATCTACCCTGAGAACGAGAGCGAGATACTCAGTGAAGTTCAACAATCACTCACAGCTTAATGGAGCCCACGCATTCCTGAGTGCCAGTAAGTATCACTGGCTCAACTACTCACCCGACAAACTTATCGAGTCCTTCCGGACTTCTCAGGCCGCAGCAAAAGGTACCCGCCTTCACGAGCTCGCCGCTGAGCACATTCGTCTGAAGATGCGCATGCCTCGAAACAAGGTGACGTTCAATAACTATGTTAACGATGCTATTGGGTTTCGGATGGTCCCGGAGCAAGTCCTGTTTTACTCGGTCAACTGCTTTGGCACTGCTGACGCTATCTCCTTTGACAAGGGCCTGCTTCGCATCCACGATCTGAAGACCGGCGTTCACCCGGCTAAGGTTGATCAACTCATGATCTACGCCGCGCTCTTCTGCCTTGAGTATGATGAGCGTCCTGGAGCTATCAACTACGAGCTCCGTATCTACCAGAATGACGACATTCAGGTAGCAAACCCCGAGGGCGAGGATATTGCCCGAATCATGGACACCATCATCCAGTTCGATAAGCTGATCGAGAAGATCAAGGAAGAGGAGGCCTAATGGATCTCGCCCACTATGGTGTTAAGCGCCGTTCCGGGCGCTATCCTTGGGGTTCTGGTCAGGACCCGCACCAGCACTCTGGTGACCTGCTTTCCACCATCAAGGACCTCAAGGCGAAGGGACTCAGCGAGACTGAGATCGCCAAGGGCCTTGGAATGACCACCACCCAGCTTCGAGCCCAGAAGTCCATTGCTAAGAACGAGAAGCGTAAGGCTGACGTCGCAATGGTGGCCCGGCTCAAGGAGAAGGGGATGTCTAACACGGCTATTGGTCGTCGTATGGGCATCAACGAGTCCTCCGTTCGAGCGCTTTTGGACCCCACCCTCAAAGAAAGGGCGGGGAGCACGGAGGCACTGGCCAAGGAGCTCAAGAAGCAGGTCGGTAAGGACGGTCTTCTTGACGTAGGACTCGGCGTTGAGGTCAACATGGGTGTTACGAGCACAAAGATGAAGACCGCAACCGCCATGCTCGAGGCTGAGGGCTATCACGTCCACAAGGTGAAGGTCCAGCAGCAGACGACTGGTAAATTCACCGAGATGAAGGTCCTGGTGCCTCCGGGCATGGACTACAAGACGGTTCTGGCCAAGCGGGGCGAAATTAAAGCCCCCGGTGTCAATATTGAGGACCGGGGTCGTACCGTGTACGGTATCGAGAAGCCCACTGCTGTTTCCAGCAAGCGACTGAAGGTTCGCTACGGAAATGAGGGTGGTACCGATATGGACGGCGTTATTGAGGTTCGACGTGGAGTCAAAGACCTCTCCCTCGGTAGCTCAAACTACGCACAGGTTCGCATCTCTGTCGATGGGACGCACTACCTAAAGGGTATGGCGATGTACTCGGACGACATTCCTAAGGGATATGATCTCCGGTTCAACACCAACAAGAACCCCACCGGCAATAAGCTTGACGCCCTCAAGAAGCAGACTGGTGATCCTTCGAACCCATTCGGTTCAGTGATCCGCAAGCAGCTTCACTACACTGATGCCCACGGCAAGAAGAAGCTATCGGCGATGAACATCGTCAACGATGAGGGTACTTGGGGAGACTGGTCGAAGACCTTGAGCTCACAGTTCCTCTCGAAGCAGCCCGTCTCCCTTGCTAAGCAGCAGCTGCAGAAGGTTCGAGACAAGCGCAAGGCCGAGTTCGAAGAGATCATGGCCCTCACCAATCCTTCAGTCAAGAAGAAGCTGCTGCAGTCTTTCGCAGACTCAGTGGACTCTGACGCTGTGGATCTGAAGGCAGCCGCGCTTCCTCGACAGGCCAGCCAGGTCATCCTTCCCGTCCCCAAGATGAAGACTACGGAGGTTTACGCCCCCAACTTCAAACATGGGGAGAAGGTTGTTCTCGTTCGTCACCCTCACGGTGGACGATTCGAGATCCCTGAACTGACAGTCAATAATAAAAACCCCCATGCCCGAAAAGCAATAGGGACTAAGG